TTTAAGATTAGTTTATTATCTTGAAGATTTAAATCACCAAAATCTTTTGCTTCGGTTGGTAAATTAATGCTTATTTGTTTTGGATCAAAATAGTTTAACAGCTTTTCTTTTGCTGTTTCAGCAGCTTCATTTCCAGCGCTATTATTTTCGGAGTCATTATTAAACGCTATAATAATTTTTGATGGATTAATAGCTATTAGGCTGTATATTATTTTAGCAGATAGGTTTAAGCCGAATGTAACAATAGTATTGTTTATTTTGTTTTCTCTAAGAGCTAGCATGTCGCCTATACTCTCAACAAGAATTATTTTCTTCTGCAGTTTAATATCATTTAAGTTTACTTTAAGCGGGTAAACCCATTCTTTCTTGTCTCCGATGTGTTTCCATTTAGGTCGTTCTTTTGAAGAGTTCTCAGAAACGTCTCTTCCTGAAAATCCTATTATGTTATCTTTATTGTCGTAAACAGGAAAAGTATATCTGTTAAACATTTTTCCCGTAGTCGCTAGCCCTCCGTGAAAAGGACTTAATGTAGAACTTGAAATGCCTCTTTGGTTCCAATACTCGTCATTTTTTGTCAGTTTTAACAATAATGATTTGTCAAATATCTGAACTTGCTTTGTTACTACTTTTGGTTTTCCTGAGGATTCTATTTGATAAACAACACCTTGTGATGAAATCCAATTTTTTGCCTCATCAATGCTTTGAAACTTTAAGGTTAACTTAACTAGTTCTTCTAGCGATCCGCTCTTGTTTTCTTTAAAGTCTACCCATTGACCAGAATTCTTCCAAATCCTTAAAACGTTATCGTTATCTGAATCCCTATATAGGGGTTTTGTTCTAAATTCTCTGCCATTATCTGTTAAAATATATCCTAGATCTTGTAAGATTTTTCTTACCGATTCGCAGTCATTCATAATAATTCACCATCTCCAGAGTCGTCTAGGTCGGGTCGCAAAGCTTTTGCAGATATTATATCTTCAAGAGTGCCCTTTTCTTCTACATTAAAACTTGAAATATTAAAGCTGAGGTAGTTAGGCATATACTTAATTTTTTTTCCTTCTTTTACTCTAACTAGATCGTGATGCCCTGCTGAATCTTTTCCTTGAAATCTCGTTGCGAGTGGAATTAATTTATGAGAACCAAATTCTTCTCCATCGTCGGCAATTTCTTCTACTGTTTTTCTTCTAAAAATACCCACGAATGAAGCGAACCATTGTAATCGATCAGATTGAGAAATCGCGCTACTATCATCCACACCACTTTCAGCGCTTCTGTTTAATTGACAAGCAGTTAGAATAGGAATATTTAATTCCGAGCAAAGCTCTTTTAAAGCATTAACTTTTTCACCAATTAATTGATATTCTTGCTTTGTTTTATCAGATTCCCCTGTTAATTTAATGTAATCATATACTATAACACAAGGATTGCCTCGTCCAACCTTAGTAAAATACCATCTCTTAATAATAGAAACTACTTCTTGAATAGGTTTTCCAGAAACTTGCAAATGATCTACTTGATTTTGTAATTCCTTAATTTTTGTTTTGCTATCTTGGAATTTATTATATAAAGAGGTATTCTTTTTCCAATTGCCGGTTTCTAAATGCCAAACGGGTATTCCAGTGAGAGAAGAAGCTATGCGAAACTTCATGTCTAAAGTAGACATTTCAGTATCAAGAACTAAAGCTTTTACCCCTTTATTAATAGATGTAATTTTTAAAGCTAAATCGTTTAATATTGTAGACTTTCCATGTTTTGGGCGACTTACCCAAGCGTAAATATTACCGGGTCGGATTCCGCCGTATAATCTATTGAAATTAGCATATGGGGTTACTAATCCCGTTTCCTGTTCTGGATTGTTTCCTCTTTCTTCAATTATTTCAATTATATTTGAAACTATATCCTCCGGCTTGCTATTTTCTTTAGCATATGGAGTTATTTTTTCATTATATATCTTATCGCAGTTGGATATGATGTCTTGAATTGGTTTATCGGAACAGGTATTTACATATTTTTTTATAGTTTCACCAGTTTCCTCAAGCTCTCTCCTTATTCTTAAAGTAAGAAGTTCTTTTGCGGCCTCAATTAGCCCTTGCTTAGTTGTTGGTATTAAGCAAATGCTATTGATATAATTAAAAATATCAATCGATTGATCTTTAAAAGTAATTCCTAAATTTTTAGCTTTTTCTGCAATTAGAATTTTATCTATAGAGGACCCTTTATTAAAGCAGTCCTTATAAACACAAAACACGGTATAATGGACATCATTAATAAAATCATTCTCATTGATAAAACTTTCTATGTCCCCGAAAACATCCTGATGCTTTATTATCCCTGATAAAACATACTTCTCAATCTGAAGTGAATAAATAGCCATTATAAAATAATATTATATCTCTCTTTGATCGTTTTGTCACTTATTTTATCAACTTCATCGTGATAGATTTCAATCAGAGTAAATTGATTTAAAACAAGCCACTTTTCTTTTGCTACGTCTCTTTTAATTGATTTTAAATAATTAAGCCGAGATTCTCCATGGAAAAATTTATTGAAAGAAGAGTGCTGTGGACCATGAACTTCCACAGCAATCTTGCGAGTTGCATTTAAAATGTCAACTTTTAACTTGCTGCCGAATACAGGAAACTCTTCATAAACAATATGATTTTTCCAATATTGTTTTAGAAATTGTTTTACTTTGTATTGGATTTTAGATCTAGATTTCCCTTCCCACTCTATTAAATAGTCAGAGACATTTTTACTTACAACTTTTCCATAAATGTTGTATAGCTTCATTTCTTTAAAACACTGATAAACTTATTAAAGAGATATTTGGTGATGGTTTGATTTTCTTCGAGGAAGTTTTTTAGATTTGCTTCTCCCTGATGTTGCTTCGGCATTTCTAAACCATTATCAGACAACTCTTTAATTAGTTCGTCAGTTATAGTAATCCAAGCTCCCTTAGCGTGAGCGAACTCCCAAGCCAATAATTGGTCTACAACTTCGTATTCTATCCAAATACTAGATCCATTCGTTCTTCCATATTTAATAGGATATCGAATTTCTCTTCCTGATTTTTCATTTGGAGTTTTCCTAAAGATAACCTTGCACCAATGACCAACAGGATTGCCATCCTGTTTTGCCGTAGCGTAAATTAGATCTTTATTCCACCTTTGCTGAAACTCTAAAATCCAATCAGAATAATGAAGAGCTGCATTTCCACCGCTTGCGTTGGTAACTTTTGGATCTCCTTTCTCATAAGGATTTATCTTAATAGAAGATCTTACTTGAGATATAATAAAACAAATATGCCCTCTTGCTGAAAATGCAGCGGCCATCTTCCTTAAAAGATCTGCGGTAAGCAAAGCTGCACCTGCAGTTTTATTAGCTTCAGTTGCTGATTTTGCTAAATCATTGCGAGGTACTAAAGCATCTAAACTGTCTAAAATAAAGAAGTAGATATTCCCGTCGTCGTTATCTTTGATAAGTCTTCTCATCTTATCAATAACAAATTCATAATCGTTTGTAGGAATAACTCTCCATTTTTCTGGATCAGTATCAACTCCAGATCTCTTGACCATTTCTTCGCTTAATCTTCCTTCTGACTTTACATATATCACACAACCCTTTTCTGGATGAAGAATCTGAAAGTTTTTCGCAAAAGAAAGAGCGTTGCTTGTTTTCCCTCCCTCTGTGATTCCAGAGGATCGAACAATTCCGGGGTGAATGCCTCCGCCCATTTCTATGTCCATAGTAAGGCTGCCGCTGCTAACGACATAGTCTATATTATTGTCAAAAGCATAATGGTAGTCTTTGTTTTGATTTAAAATTTCATCTAAAACTTTAAGTTTGTTTTTAGACTCGATTGCCGTAGATTCGGTAGATTCTTTTTTAGGTCTTGCCATATTATTTAAATAGGTTTAAAAATTCTTGAACTGTTTTAGGCTTTTTTTCTATCTCGACTGGTGGGGCGACAGGCTGTTCTTCTAATTGGTAAGTTTCTTTTTTGAAAGAAAGAGATTGATATTTTTTAATATCGTTTAGGAACTTTTTACCGTTTTCGCCAAGAAACCAAACTAAAGATATTAATTTAGTCCTGCCTTTTAGGGATATCAAAAATTCAAAGCCATGCTCTTTGATGAGTTTATTTGCTATCCTCATCTCATTAGCCCAATTACATTTCTGATGATCTACAAGAAATGCAATAATTAATTTTTGATGATTGCTTAATTTTCTAGGCTTTTTGCCTTCTGGCACGTTAAAGTATTGATAGACCTAAGCATTAGTCAAGAGATGAATGTCGTTTTCAACCATTTTTTTAACTAGCTCATTAAATGATACTTTTGGACTCCATCCTAGTTCTCCTCTTGCAGGATTTGAGTCTCCAATTAATAAATCTACTTCAGCTGGTCTATAAAATTTTGGATTTATTTTAACTAGGATTGATGATTGAAAATTATAAATTGATTTCATTTCTCCCGATAAAGAGAATTCTTCCATTATTCCGTTTCCGTGCCATGCTCCTTCAATGTTTGCGTATTTAAAAGCAAGTTCAACGAATTCTCTTATTGAATGAGTTTCATTGCTTGAGAGAACAAAGTCTTTTGGCTTTTCTTGATTAAGCATTTTCCAAACTCCGTCTACAAAATCTTCACTATCGGACCAATCTCTTTTAGACTCCAAATTTCCTAATTCGATTGGAGAAAAAGGTGTATTTTCTTTAAGAGATTTTACTATTCTAGCTACTCCTTTCGTTATTTTTCTTGTAACAAACTCTTCTCCTCGTTTTGTTCCTTCGTGATTAAATAATATTCCATGTACAGCATATAAACCATACGATTCTCTATATACTTTTACTATGCTTCTCGCAGCAGCTTTAGAAGCTCCATATGGACTCCTTGGTCGTAGCGGATGATTAATATCTTGAGGTATAGTTAAAACATCCCCAAACTCTTCCGATGATCCAGCTGAATAAAATCGACAACTTGGTTTATTTTTTCTAATTGCTTCTAAGCATTTTAAAACTCCAGTAGCATTAACCTCAAAAGTTTGCAAAGGCATATCCCAACTACATCCCACAAAACTTTGGGCTCCAAAATTAATAAGATAATCTGGCTGGATATTTGAAACAAGAGAATCGATGCTAACGCTATCCGTTAAATCTCCATAAACGAATTGAAATCTGGAATTATTATAAAACTTTTCGCAGTTTTTAAAATTAGGATTAGAACTTCTTCGCATCATGCCAAAAATTAAATACTCAGTATTCTGGAGCAAATATTCAGCCATGTTTGCTCCATCCTGACCTAAAATACCAGTGATAAGAATTTTTTTCATATTGATTATATTCAAGTAGAATAAATATAGCTAGAATATTTGGATAGATTATTCATTAGCCATTCAGGGTGAGTTTTAGAAGATATTTGAACCATTTGAGTATTGTAATCTGATAACACTCTTCGCTCCGCTTCTAAAGGAGTATTAATATCAAAATAAGATACATCATGCCCTCCGTCTCTTGAGTGCGCCCAGCTTTTATATTTTTTTAAAGCTTTTTCGCCTCTAGTATCATCTAAAAAAGTAAAGTGCCATCCGGCGTTTTCTATTGGATGATGGGTAGATAGAGAAAAATATCTAAGTTCAGTGTGCTTAATTTTATTTAAATTAGAAAACAGCGTCATGCAGCCGACTGGGGTTTTCTTACTAAATAGATTTAATTTATAAACATACATATCTAAGTCGAATCCAAATACG